CAGACCACCGGACGCCAGAGCTACGACGCGGGCATCAACACCAACCTCGGGACCGTGCTCGACTTCGTTGAGATGTGCGCGCAGTCCGACGCCGCCAAGCAGGAGGGGGTGAGTGCCATGGCGTTCTCGCCCCTGGGCCTGTCACCGACCGAGCCAGACATCCAGTACCGGGCTCTCTGGATCGGGTTCCACAACGCGCCGCCGCTGCCATTGAACGTGCGCGACATCACGATCGTCTCGTTCTACATGGTGCGCGACCCCGAGGTGCTGCCCAACGTGCCACCCGCTGTCGGCCCGCCGCTGGTGCTGTCGCCAGGGCGTGAGAGCGCCAACCCGGCGAGCCTGCTGCAGCTCCCCATCAAGCCCGATGGCTCGATGCCCGAGGACAGCGCACGCGAGGAGGCGCGCATCGACGGTGCGACTGGCTACTCGCGCACGTGGCCGCTGTTCGCCAAGGTGCGGCGCACGTTCACGCTGTCGTGGTCGCGCCTGTCCGAGTCGCAGGCCACCACGCTCTACGGCTTCCTCCGCGACAACCCGGCCTTCGCGTTGCGGCCGCACCGCGCCGCAGCCGACATCGCGGTCGTGCAACTGGACGCACCACTGCGGCAACAGGTCTCGGCGCACGTGTTCTCGATGGTCGTGCGGTGCGTCGAGCTGATCTGGACCAACTGACGCCATGCCCATCACCCTGCCCGCATCGTTCAAGACCGAGATCGAGCGCCCGCACGGCGTGTCGCCCATGGTCTGGTTCGTCGAGCTGCAGCTCGCCCGCGCTTACAACGTGGGCCTGACGGTCGTTCCCGACACGATCGTTCGGGTCACCAGCCACCACACGCAGATCGCTTGGCCGGTGTCGAGTCCAGGCTCGGAGACCTGGGACCCGTTCAACTTCACGTTCACGCCGATCGAGCAGGACCAGGAAGGCAACCTGCCGCAGATCGACCTGTCGGTCGACAACTCGACGCGACTGCTGATGCGCTACCTGCACAGCGGCTTCGGGCTGGAGGGCAACTACTGCAGGATCTACCTCGTGCCCGGCAACGGCCTGTCGATCGCCCACCCGAACCACGAGTATCAGCGGTGGGACCTGACGGTCGCTGGTGTGGTGGCCAACGACGAGGCCGTGACCTTCCGACTGGAGCGCGCCAACTTCTTCACGCGCCAAGCGCCGCAGGATCGCTACGTCGCATCGCGGTGCCGATGGGAGTTCGGCAGCACCGAGTGCGGCTACATCATCAACGACGTTGCGGGCTACACGTCGTGCCCCAAGACGGTCGAGGCGTGCATCGCACGTGGCGAGGACCATGCGTCTCGTGGCCTTCCCGTGTTGCACCCGCGCAGGTTCGGCGGGTTCCCTGGCATCCCGAGGCAGCGGTGAACCTCGCCGACGTTCGGCGCACCCCATACGTGCTCGGCGGGCGCGAGCCGGGCAAAGGCCTCGACTGCCTGGGCACGGTGCTGGTGATCGCTGGCCGCATGGGCTTGTGTGCCGCTGACCCGTGGTCGTCGATCGCCCAGGCGTGGAGCAAGAGCACCCTGCACGTGCCGTGCGGCTTCCCGCCGTGTTGGTTCCGCCTGACGGATGGCCAACCTTTGCGCGAGGGAGACGTGTTGCTGTTCTATGGCACCCACCCATGGTCAGCCATCGTCTGCGCTGGCCTTGTGTGGAGTGCTGACCCAGGCGTTGGCGTCTACTGCAGGCCGCTCGCTCGCTGGGAGCGACGCCCTGCCGAGGTCTGGCGACATGATCCGGCTGCACATCAAGAAGGGCCTGCTCGGTGAGGACGGCGCTGAGACCGTCCAGCTTGAGCCTCTGGTTGGGCTGACGCCGCGCAAGCTGCTGGAGTCCTTCGCACGGCACTTGCCGTCCAGCGTGCCGATCGACGTGGGCCTGGGCGGCAACCAGCTGACCGACGACCAGCTCGACGTTGAGCTGCAAGACGGCCAGGACGTGTTCCTGGTGCCGCGAACCACGTTCGGCCTCGACCTCGTGGCGTTGCTGGTCTACGCGGTCGTGATGGCGGTGGTCAGCTTTGCCGTCAACTACCTGATGAGCACGCTGTCGCCACGGCCGAAGCCGCCGGGCGTGCCCCAGGAGCGTGGTGACGAGTCGTCACCGACCTATGCGTGGGACGGCATTCAAACCAGCTACGGCCAGGGCTTCCCGGTGCCGTTCGTGTACGGGCGGCACGCTGTGGGCGGGCAGGTGATCTACACCGATGTCTATGCGAGCACCGCAGGCGGAACGCTCGACGACCGCCTCAAGATGGTGCTGGCACTGTGCGAGGGTCCAATCGCCCGCGTGGGCGATGTCACCGCCACGGAACTCAACGGCCTGGGCGGCCTCACTGGCGTGATCCCTGGCCCGCCGATCCCGAACCACATCCGCGTCAACAACAACCTGCTGCAGAACCAAGCGGTGGGCATCCCCACCACGAACATCAACTGCACCGCGTGGTCGCCTGTCGCCACGTTCACAGTGGGCGCGGTGCTGACGGTCAAGAGCGCTGGCACACCAGTGGGCACCGTCCAGGTGCTGGACGTGCGCAACCCGCAGCGCACCGATCTCGACCTTGTGCTGGTGTCAGGCACCATCGCCATCGGCAACACGCTGCACGACATCGGTTCCTTCGCGCCGCAGCCAACGGCCACGCTGACGCTGGTGACCACCATCATCAGGGTCAACCAGACGCCGGGCGTGCGCGTGTGGATCAGGCCCGGCACCCTGGACCAGACGCCGCTGCCCAGCAACCCGTTCCGTGGTGCGTCGGTCACGTTCACGCCCAACATCCAGCTCAACGAGGTCTCCGATGAGTCGGTGTTCACGTACGGCGGGACCGAGCAGATCACCACCATCGGGTTCGTGGTCGCGTTCCCCGCTGGCCTCTACGCGCTCGACCCGCAGGGTGCGCAGCTCGCCTACCCTGTCCTCGTCGAGTTCTACTGGCGACCGCAGGGCACCACGGCATGGCGCAGCTTCTACGCGCCAGGGACCAGCACCCAGGTCAACAGCCGCAGCATCGGCAGCACGCCGCGAGTCGGGCCTGTGTTGGAGTCATGGGGTGCGGACCTTGCGTCGCTGCAGGGATACCCCGAGCGCGGGCCGATCGAGGTCAGGATGGTGCGTCGCTCGCCAAGCGGCGGCACCAACGCCATCAGCGGCATGGTGTGGCGCAACGTGTTCTTCAACACGGCCCACACGTTCGCCTATCCCCGCGTCGCCCTGATGGGCATGGAGCTGTCTGCTGGTGCTCGCTTCTCTGGCGGCCTGCCCAACGTGACCGTGCGGGTTGACGGTCTGCTGGTGCGCCTGTGGGACCCGACGCACGGGTTCTCTGCGCGCACGTGGGACGCATTCACATCGGGCAACTGGGCCTTCTCGACCAAGCCGCCAGGGCGCAACCCCGCCTGGATCCTGCTCGACTTCTTCACGAGCCCATGGGGCTTGGGCAAGTGGATCAAGGACGCGGACCTCGACCTTCCGTCGTTCCGCCGCTGGGCCGCGTTCTGCGACATGGACCCGTCGCCCGGCACCCCGTGGAACGAGCCTGCGTTCCAGTGCGATCTCGTTGGCGACTCGCCGCGCCCGGCCTGGGAGTGGGTGCTGACCATCTGCGCCGCAGGCCGCGCCTCGCCAGTGGTGCGCAACGGCAAGATCGGCGTCGTCTACCAATACCGCGACACGCACTTCGATGCGGGCATCGGTGTGGCCGCCAAGGCACCCGTGCAGCTCCTCACCAGTTCGTCAGTCGAGAAGGTGCAGGTCACGTGGTTGCCCAAGGGCAGCAGGCCCACCGCCTACCTGTTCCAGTTCCTCAACGCCACCAACCTCTACGTGCAGGACGTGCTGCCGGTCGAGGACAGCGAGGGCACGCTCAACGACCCGAGCGCACTGATCAAAGAGCAGTGGCGGCCCGAGACCGTGCAGGCATACGGGGTGACGCGGCCGTCACAGCTTTTCCGCGAGGGTGTGTACCGGCACCGAGTCAACCGCCTGATCCGCCGCGAGCTGCAGTTCACGGCTGGCAGGTGGGCGCTCGCCGCAGAGGTTGGCGACCTGATCGAGTTCGAACACGACGTGCTGCGGCCGTTCGACGCCGACGTGCCGCTCAACATGGTGGTCTCTGTCGGCGGCAGCGCAGTGTCGGTGGTCACCGTCGACCACGTGGCCACAGGTGCCACCGCCATCGTGATGCGCGACGCGGACGGCAAGCCGGTCACGCGCACCATCACTGGCACGGTCGTGGTGGGGTCGACCACGCAGCTCACCCTCAACGCGCCGGTCACAGTCGCAGCGGGTGCCACGTGCGTGCTGGGCCTCGCCTCCAAGCTGACCGAGATCTACGAGGTGGTCGCCATCTCGTTGCAGAAAGACCTCAAGCGCGAGGTCCGTGCGGTGCAGTGGGTGCCCGAGGTTCACGACGAAGTGACGCCCGCCGAGTATGCGGCGGGAGGCATCGACGGTGGCGTTGACGGCCCCGAGGGCTTCCTCGACCAACCTGACGAGGGTGAGCCGACCGTTTCCGACCTGCAGGTGGTGGTCATGCGCGACGGCACGCACCGGATCGCCTGGACCAAGCCGCCGAACCGCGCCACGGCATCGGTGCGCGTCTACGTCAGGACCGACGCGACCATCGGCTGGTCGCTGGTGGGTGAGACCGCCACCAGCGACATCGGGTGGCTCGGGTGCACCGCTGGGGTCCTGTACTCGATCAGTGCGTGCCTGGAGGGGAGCAACGGCCAGCACCCGACACCAGACGACGGCGCGCAGCTTCGATTCACCGCACCCGAGTTCCCGCCGTTCGCGCCGCCCAGTGTCACCAACGCCCGCGCCGTGGCCCTCGACGACCTTGTGCTGGTGCAGTGGGACGACCTGGACCTGCGGGACCTGGACACCTACGAGCTGCGCCTGGGCAGCAACTGGACCGCCGGGCGTGTGCTGCACCGATCGCGTGCGCCTCGCGCACTGCTGGCCAACGCGCCAGGGAGCGGCACCGTGCTGGTGGCGGCGCGCAGCACCAGCGGTCTCTACGGCAACCCGGTGCCGCTGACCTTGCCCACCTGGACGCCGCGCAACACGGTCGCCGCAGTGAGCGACGACGACCTTGCACCATCACCCGCTGGCACCCACACCGACACCGAGTTCTCTGGTGGCCGACTGCAACTCCAGGCGGGCAAGCTGACGGGCAACTACGTCAGCCTCGCCCAGGACGTTGGCTATCAAGCGCCGATCTACTGGCAGGTCCGTCTGCTGGGGTCCGAGATCGAGAACGCACCCGTCAACGAACTGCAGGTGCAGGTGGCGAGCGGCGAGGCGCGATGGTGGACGGTCGACGGTCGGCCTGCGAGCCCAGGGTCGCCGGGCATCGACTGGCAGACCAAGGTCGACGACCTCGCCAAGCCCATCGACGACCTGCGCTCAGAGCTGCTGGTGCACGGCCACGTCGGCGAGGTCGGGTCGCACACGCGCATCTTCGTCGAGTCCAGGTTCGAAGTGGGTGGCGTGTGGACCGCCTACTCCGAGCACACCGATCGCACCGTGGTCGCCCGCAAGATGCAGGTGCGGATCACCCTCAACCGTGCGAGCACGCGCTACGAGCCCCGCGTGACCGCTTTGACCTACGTGGGCTCGATCTAGGGTTCCAATGTCGCAAGCCTACTCCATGCCCCCGCTGGGCACCGACTTCGTGCACACGGTGCTCAAGGGCACCATGCCAGACGCTTTCGAGGCGCTGCGCACCTGCTTCTCTGGTGCGACCGAGCCCAGTGCGCGCACGCCCTACCAACTGTGGGCCGACACCACGACGGGCTTCCTCAAGATGCGCAACGCAGCGAACACGGCCTGGGTCAAGGTCGTGCCGCTGGCGACCGATGGCGTGCTGCAGCTCCCCAACCTGTTCGACACCGTGGCCTCGCTGTCGGCGTCGTCAGGTCCGCACAAGGTGGGCGCTGTCGGAAACCGCCAGCACCAGCAGCAGCGGCAACGAGTGGCAGTTCGTGCTCAACAAGCGCACCAACGCATCCCCAGGTTCCACGGTCGCCCTGTTCTCGGCCACGGTCGGCACGTTCACGAGCCTCGTGGGCGTTGGTGGCGGTGCCGAGTTCGTGGCGCACAAGGTCTACGAGCTGACACCGAACCAGAACGCCACCGTGGCGGCGAAGGACGTGCTTGAGCTGACCCTGACCAAGCTGGGCACCGCGACCACCATGACCAACGTGCGAGCGTGGGTCGAGATGGAGTAGGCTGACGCACCATGCCAACCGTCGACCTGATGGGTGAAGCAGTGGACGTCGGCGACCTGTACGTGGTCGCCGGAATGGTCCAGCGTGTCGACGGCGACAACGTGGTCATCGTGACCGGCCTCAACGGCGAGCACGCGATCCGCGTGAACGCCACGCAGGTGGCCAACCTGCAGACCATCATCGACGGCCTTGGTGGTGGTGGTGGTGGTGCACCGACCACCGCCGACTACCTCGTCAAGACGGCCAACGCTGGCCTCTCTGCAGAGCGTGTCGTTGGCGACTCGACCTCGGTGACGGCGAACTGGGCAACTGCTGGCGCGGTGTCGTTCGAACGTGCGGCCCTGACCGGCGACGTGACCGCATCGGCCAACAGCAACGCCACCACCATCGCGGCCAACGCAGTCACGTTCGCCAAGATGCAAGACATCGCCACCGACACCCTGATCGGTCGTGCGACTGCTGGCACTGGCGACCCCGAGGCGATCACGTGCACGGCCGCAGGTCGGGCTCTGCTGGACGATGCGAGCGCCGCAGCGCAGCGCACCACGTTGGGCCTGGGACCGCTTGCGACCGCAGGCACGCCGCTGGCCATCAGCCTGGGCGGCACCGGACAGACCACGGCGATCGACGCCTACACGGCCCTCGCGCCCGCGAGTGGTGGCAGCCCTGGGTTCGTTGCGTTGGACGCAGACATCAACACCTGGGTCTTCTTCGACCTGTCGGGCTGGCCTGACGGGTCGCTGGTCCAGAAGGACAGCGGCGTCGCGGGCACGCAGCTCAAGTACTTCACGCCCGGCGCACTGGCGAGCCTGAGCACCATCAACAACGCGCAATGGAGTGGCACCGACCTCGCAGTGTTGAACGGCGGCACGGGTGCGAGTGACGCGACCAACGCACGCGCCAACCTTGGCGTGCCACCAAGCACGCGCAACCTGACCGTCAGTGCCCCGATCACGGGTGGTGGTGACCTGAGCGCCGACCGATCCTTCGGGTGGGACGGCACCACCGCACTGGATAACAACGCCCGCGTGGCGGTCGAGAACAACGGCACGCTGGTGGGCACGCGCCGCACCATCAACTTCATCCCCGGCACCAACGTGACCCTCAACATCGCCGACGACGCCGGCAACGAGGAGGTGGACGTGACCATCAACGCAAGCGGTGGTGCTGGCCTGGAGGACTTCAACGTCCGCAAGCGCGTCTCACTGAGGATCTGACGCCCATGATGTTGCTGACCACCACCACCTCGATCCTGGAACTCAAGACCGGAGGCGCGTCGAAGATCGATTGGACCGCGAGCTGGGTCGACATGACCAGCAGCGCGTTCACACCAGACGCCAGCGACGGCACTGTGTCGTCTGCAACGTCGACCACGCTGATCGCAGCACCTGCCGCATCGACGCAGCGGCAGGTCAAGTTCATCTCGTTGCGGAACGTCGGCGCGTCCAGCAACGTGGTCACGATCCAGAAGGACGTGAGCGGCACCGACCGCGAGATCCTGGTGATGACCCTGCTGTCAGGTGAGGCGCTGCACTACACGGACGGCCAGGGCTGGGTCGCGTTCGACGCCAACGGCAACCGCAAGCAATCGGTCATCCAGATCCTGCCAGTGCCAGCGGCCCAGATGTCGCCCATCTTCGCCACGGCCAACCTCACCAGCGTCAAGACCATCACCAGCACCAACACGTTCGCGCTCTACATGGGCAAGGCCCCGCGTGCGTTGACCAGC